AAACCTATGTATACTTGGATGGACGAGTATCGTAAGCAGAATGGTGTGCTAAAAGATGATTTCAAATGGGAGTGGATTCCTTTTGAAGTTATGCAGACTTATGCTGCTATCGATGCCTGTGCTACTTTCACAATCTTTGAAAAGTTTGAGAACGCACTGAAGAAAAGCAACCCTAACTTAAGGCGAGTATACAAGGATATCTTGTTGCCCGCTTGCAGATTCCTTATGGCTGTTCAAGATAATGGTGTTCCCTTTGATGTAGATAGACTAGTTGCTGGACAGTCCCTCATGGAACAAGAAATTTATGATGCGGTTGAAACTCTACAAGCCCACGAAGCTGTAGTACAGTTTCAACAGACAGAACAGAAACAGTTTAACCCTAATAGTGTTCTCCAACTAAGAAAGTTGTTGTTTGATTATTTAAATCTAGAGCCCGTGGGTATTAAAACTGCTAAAGGAGAGAACTCTACTAATGCGGAAGTATTAGAAAAACTCGCTTTACAGCACGAGATTCCTCAGCTAATCCTAGATGTTCGTAAGAAAACTAAGATTAAGAATACTTATCTTGATAAGATTATTCCTCAACTTGATCGAGATAGTCACTTGAGAACTAATTTTAATTTGCATGGGACTACCTCTGGAAGACTGTCTTCTAGTGGTAAACTGAATATGCAACAGCTTCCTCGTGATAATCCTATTGTGAAAGGATGTATTAAAGCGAGCGCGGGGCATAAGATTGTTGCAATGGATTTAACAACTGCCGAAGTATATGTTGCCGCAGTTCTAGCAGACGACCTTGAACTTCAGGACGTATTCCGTTCTGGAGGTAATTTTCACTCTACGATCGCTCACAAGGTGTTTAAGTTAGATTGTGAAATCGAAGACGTTGCAGAGAAGTATACGACCTATCGTCAAGCAGCAAAAGCAGTAACCTTTGGTATCATGTATGGTGCTGGACCAAAGAAAATTAGTGAGCAGGTCACTAAAGACGGTGGAAAGTTAAGCCCTACAGAAGCGTCAGAAATTATTAAAGAGTACTTTGGTACATTCTGGAAACTGAGAGAGTGGTTGGACAATATGAAAGATGATATTAATACTCATGGATATATATACTCTCACTTTGGAAGAAAGAGAAGGTTGCCTGAAGCGAAAATTCCAGTGCTCGATCGTGGGTCGCAAAGTTACAAGAGCGTCGGCAGAGGCGGTTGGGAAAAGCATCATCACAATACTCAAGCGCAAAGTCATGGAGTAAGATCAGGAATTAACTTCCTAGTTCAGTCTGCGGCTTCTGATATAAACTTAATCGGGGCTATGGAAGCTCATGCTATTATAAAACAGAAAAATATGAAGAGTAAAATGTTTGCTCTTGTACACGACTCTGTGCTAGCTGAAGTACCTCTCGACGAAGTTGACGAGTACTGTAAGATACTACAGGAACAGATACAGAAAGACCGAGGTATCTATATCTCTGGAGCCCCTGTAGGCTGTGACTTTGAAATTGGAGACGACTACTCAATGGGTAAGTTTGACAAAAATTATGGTAGTATCCTTAACGTATAGACAAGTACTTCGAAGAGTAAGATTCCCTGTGTATGCACTAGATACTGAGGACTTTTATATCCGCGACGGCTTATTACTAGTGAATGAGCTAGTCGTGGACGATAAGAATCAGTCTGGAAGTACCTTGGGGATGCGTAGACTACAGACACCCCACAAACTTAAACGCATGTCTAAAGTATATAATGAGTTTTTGGATTTAGTAAAATTCCCAAGCTCTGTATTAATAGACACTAATGGTGCCATATTTGAGTATACTAAGACTAAGTTTGAGAAGTGTGTGTCTTTAGAGATAAAAAAGAAGGAGCTTTTTGATACCCATACTAGGGTATGGTTAAAAGGAGTTAATTTTCCTTTTATACTAGAAAGACCTCCTACTGGCAAAAACTGGGCACAAGTTTTATATATGGACTCTAGCCCCTGGCTGTTGTATAGCTTGTCGGAAGAGAAGATAGAAAGCAGCAAAAGGAAGATTTAATGGGAAGGAACAGGAAACGCTCTCAGGATGTTTTATCCGCACTCAATTTTTATTTAAAAGAAATTGAACCCCTAACAAAAACTCAGCTAGAAGTTTTTGAGTCACAGAAACATTTAATGTTGCATGGCTGTGCGGGAACGGGTAAGACTTTTATATCTTTATACTTAGCTTTAGACGACCTACAGAAGGAAGACTATAGTAGAATTGTTCTTGTTCGAAGTGCAGTGCCTACTAGAGAGATGGGCTTCTTACCAGGTACAGAAACGGAGAAGTCTAAAGTATATGAAAATCCTTATGAGAATATACTGCAAGAATTGTTTAGTAGAGGAGATAATCCTTACGGACAATTGAAGCAAAAAGGAGTTATAAGTTTCTTAACTACTTCTTATGTTAGAGGAACAACTTTTAGCGATTCAGTAGTTATTGTTGATGAGTGCCAGAATATGACGTTTCATGAACTGGATAGTATTATTACTAGGGTCGGACAGAATTGTAAAATTATATTCTGCGGAGACTTCTTTCAGTCAGACTTAAAAAATAGTGGGCTTAAAGACTTTATGGAAATAATTAAAGCAATGGATGAATTCGATTTTATCGAGTTTGGCATACAAGACATAGTAAGAAGTGATTTTGTTAAAAGTTACCTTACTCAAAAGTACAAAGGAATGGAGTATAAAGGACACATATGAAAAGTGACGTAGAACTAGAGATGCTTACTCGCAAAGTAGACCAGCTCTTAACAAGAATAGAAAGTCTTCAATTAAGACTAGGAGCGTTAGAGAATAATGCTTCTACCGAAAGAAAAGAAGCTATTAAAAGAAGAACTTTGCAAGAAGAGATGTGGATTAAAAAAAGTTGAAAGCAATAGTATCCAACAGGATTTATATGGATATAGACCCTTCTACCTTCTCGGAGCTAGATAAGGCCTTAACCTATAAGATAGAAACATACAGAAGAGACGAACCTCCTCAAGTTATAAAAAATTTACGAAAAATTAACAGTAACTTAGTGTCTATACCTGTTGGAAGATTTGACTTAATACCTCCAGGGTACGAAATCAAAGATAAGAGAGTAGAAGTCCCCGTGGTTTTCCCTAAGTTCAGGTTTGATCTGAGGCAGAGCCAGCAAGATGTATATGATATTATTGATGATAATGCAGTTATAAATGCTTTTGTATCCTGGGGTAAAACTTTTACCGCTTTAGCCATAGCAGCTAAACTAGGTCAAAAGACTTTGATAGTTACCCATACAGTAGCTCTGAGAGCTCAATGGGAAAAAGAAATTAAAAAAGTCTTTGGAGTAGAGCCAGGGATAATAGGATCCGGTCAACATAATCTATCAGCTGATATAGTTGTTGGAAATATACAAACCTTATACAAGGTGAAAGACCAGATTACTAAATCCTTCGGCACTCTCATTATAGATGAATGTCACCATATACCTGCGAATACTTTCAATAGACTAGTAGACGCTAGTTATGCTAGATATAAAATTGGATTATCTGGTACTGTAGAACGTAAAGACGGTAAGCATGTATTAATGCCAGACTACTTTGGGCACACTAAGTTTACTCCTCCTAAAGAAAACTTTATGGAACCCACAGTAGAAGTTATACAAAGTAATATTGTTTTTATGGACGGAGCTAAGATACCTTGGGCTAATCGAATTAATGATTTGGTACAGCAAGAGGAGTATGGTAAGCTGGTAAGCTTTTTGGCCGCTGCCTATAGAGCAAGAGGACACAAAGTATTACTAGTCTCTGACAGAGTACACTTCCTAAAAAGGGTAAGTGAGACTTTAGGAGAAGCTTGTGAGCTAATTACTGGAGGAGTTCCTTTGAAGGAAAGGGAAAAGAAGATACAAAGAGTACAAGATGGAGAAGTAAATATTCTCTTAGGGACTCAGAGCATCTTTTCTGAGGGTATTAGTGTAAATCCTTTAAGCTGTTTAATTTTAGCAACACCGGTAAACAATACTCCGCTACTTACCCAACTAATCGGAAGAGTAGTAAGAGAATACCCAGGGAAGCCTAGCCCTGTAATAGTAGATATAAATCTAAAAGGCAAAACTGCTCAAAAGCAGGGAAAACTTCGCTTAGGTCACTACCTACAGCAGAACTATAGTGTACATTTTAAGGAGATGTAACCAAAAATAGTTCTTGACATGCTAACTGTTTCCCTGTATAATATACAATCCATTCGAGACATATATACTTTGATTTTATTTAACTGGGAAAAGATATATCGAGAAACAGAGGGTAAAACCTTTGCGATCATGTCTATTATTTCATATTTAACATTTCCACACCTACCTCTTAATCGATACGATTCTACATATCAGTTAAGTTTACAGGATTGGTCTGGGGATAGTTTTTTATTGCACCCAGAAAAGCTCATAGTACATAGAAAAGAATTTGGAGACCCGGAACTAGCGCAGTATGTGGCACTGGCTAGCTTTCGCAGCTATGCTGAATATAAAGCCACTGGAAAAACTACCCTAGACATGCTATTAGCACCTGTAGGGCAAAAACTAATCGACTACAATAGGCTACTAACCAGAGTAAATGATCAAATTTATTTTTGCTGGGAAGAAGTCACACACTAAAAGGAAAAACTATGAAATTTATGACATCATCAGGCGGCGCTAAGAAATCTAACTTAGAGCAGTACACCTATAAAAATGGCGATAACTCTGTCCGTATTTTCGGGGAACTTCTTCCACGATATATTTACTGGGTTAAAGGAGAGAACGATAAGAATATCCCTATGGAGTGCTTATCTTTTGACCGTAACGCTGAGAAGTTTATGAACAGTGAAAAAGACTGGGTACGGGAATATTATCCTGATCTCAAGTGTGGCTGGTCTTATTCTATCCAGTGTATTGATTTAGGTGACGGCAAAGTAAAAGTGCTGAACCTTAAAAAGAAATTGATGGATCAAATTCTAGTAGCTGCTGAAGATCTTGGTGATCCCACAGATCAAGAAGCTGGTTGGGATATTCATTTCAAGAGAACTAAAACTGGCCCTAACGTATATAACGTAGAGTATCAGCTTCAAACTTTGAAGTGTCAAAAAGGCATTCGTGCGCTTACTGATTCTGAGAAGGAAGGAGTTGAAGCAGCCAAACCTATTGACGAATTACTACCTCGTCCTACGCCTGATGCTCAGAAAGAGCTGTTAGAGCGAATCATGAATGCAGGTGGGGATGCGAATGTAGATGAGTCTATTTCTGACGAATTTGATATATCCTAATGAAAACACTATTCTCCGCCGACTGGCACATAAAATTAGGGCAGAAGAACGTCCCCGTAAACTGGGCTCGTGCTCGCTATGATAGCTTCTTTCACCAGATTCATCTGTTGGAGGAAGAGGCCGATCTACATATTATCGGTGGTGATGTATTTGATAGAGTCCCAACTCTAGACGAGTTGGAATTATATTTTTCCTTTGTTAGAGGCTGCTCTATAGAAACAATTATCTATGACGGCAACCACGAAGCAACTAGGAAGAATAAGACATTTTTTAATGCTTTAAAAGACGTAACGCATTCTTTAAATAGTTTAGTTACAGTAATAGACGAAGCCTATGAAGATCCTCGCGGATTCAGTATTCTTCCCTACTGTGACCTGCATAAAAAAGGCTCTATAGAAATGCTGAATAAGAAGTATCCAGTATTTACTCACGTGAGGGGCGAAATACCCCCTCATGTAAGTCCTGAAGTAGACTTGGAGCGTTTGAGTGCGTTTCCTATAGTTTTCTCCGGCGACTTACACTCTCATTCTAATTGCCAAAAGAACATAGTATACCCAGGCAGCCCTATGACTACTAGCTTTCATAGATCGAAAGTAGATACAGGGGTACTAATGATACTTGATGATTGGGATTGGTACTGGGAGAAACTAGAGTTACCTCAGCTCATTAGAAAGACAGTAACAGATCCAGAGGAAATGACTACGGGGCTGTATGACCACGTAATCTACGAGCTAGAGGGAGATTTAGGAGACCTTGCAAAAGTGTCTTCTTCTGATCTTCTAGACAAGAAGGTTGTTAGGAGAAGCTCCGAAGCNAGTNTAGTTCTAGATAAAGAAATGACTTTAGGGGAAGAACTCGTAGAATACTTAACATACATACTAGAAATAGCCGACGATAAAATACCAGATATATTAGGGATATACAATGATTATATTAAAAACCTTGAAGTGGAGTAACTGTTTCTCATATGGAGAGGGTAACTCATTGGACCTATCAAGTACTCAACTTACTCAAATATTAGGGGTGAACGGAGTAGGTAAGTCTTCTATTCCTCTTATCCTGGAAGAAGTTTTATTTAATAAAAATTCCAAAGGTATTAAAAAAGCTGATATCCCTAATAGGGAATTAAATACTGGCTATTCCATTAATCTTGAATTTGAGAAAAGTTCAGATGAATATGAAATAGACCTCAACAGAAAGTCTAATCTAAAGGTAAAGTTTACTAAGAATGGAGAAGATATTAGTAGTCATACAGCTACGAATACTTATAAGTCTATTGAGGAAGTTTTAGGGATTGACTTTAAAACTTTCTCTCAAGTAGTATATCAGAATACTAATGCTAGTTTGAATTTTCTTACTGCTACCGATGCTAATCGTAAAAAATTTCTGATAGATCTACTAGGACTAGAGAAGTATGTAAAACTCTTTGATATTTTTAAAGAGGCTTCTAGAGAGGTTGAGCATGAATATGCAACTCTTGAAGGCCGCATTTCCACCGTTGAAAAATGGTTAGAAAATAACAAACTGACGGATACTACCCCACGAGAACTTGTAAATATTCCAAAAATCTCGGAAGAAGAAGAGGAAGCATTAAGTTCTCTTATGGTTGAAATTAAAAATATTTCATCAACAAATCGTCAAATCTCTCAAAATAATCAATATAAGAATATGTTGAAAGATATTAATATACAGGAGCTTCAAGCAATTGAAGCCTCCGAGCATATTTCATATGATGAGTTGCAGTCACAGCTAGGCGCTATAGCGGGGTCTATCAGTTCAGGACAGAAAGCAATCAAAAAGATGGAGAACTTGGAAAATGTATGTCCTACCTGTGAACAACCAATTACAGAAGATTTCAAAAACAAACACATCTCTGAAGAACAGGAGAAGGTTGAAATCGGACAAAACAAGCACACAGATATCCAGAAGAAAATTAAAGAGATTCAAAAGAATAATGAGGACTTCTCAGTAAAAACTAAGAAACAAAAAGAGTGGGAGGAACTATATCGATCTGTCGATAATACGCTGCCCACTATTTTAGTGGATGAAGAAGTACTTAAAGTTCGTATTACCAATATCAGAAGTACTATTGCAGCACAGAAAAATGAGATAGATATGTTGCAGCGAGAAAATGAAGCTCGTTCAGCTTATAATGCTAAGATTGAGGTTATAAGTGAGCAGACTTCTGAGTTTGAAAAACAGCTCGAAGAAGTAGTATCTCGGTATAAAATTCTAGGTTCTAAGAAGGGTAATCTTGAAATTCTCAAAAAAGCGTTTAGTACAAACGGACTCATAGCGTATAAGATAGAGAATCTTGTAAAAGAACTAGAAGAATTAACTAGCGAGTATCTCGCAGAACTGTCTGATGGTAGATTTACCCTAAACTTTGCTGTGAATAATGATAAACTTAACGTAGAAGTAACTGATAACGGAAAAATTATTGATATTCTCGCACTCTCAAGTGGAGAATTAGCTAGAGTAAACACTGCGACTCTTCTTGCAATTCGTAAGTTGATGAATAGCTTATCCTCTAGTCAGATCAATGTTCTGTTTTTAGATGAAGTTATGACAGTTCTAGATGAAGTGGGCAAGGAGAAGCTAGTAGAAGTTCTACTAGAAGAAAACCTAAACACTTATCTAGTAAATCATGGGTGGTCCCACCCTCTACTAGAAAAAGTAGAGGTAATAAAAGACCCAAGCAATATAAGTAGGTTGGTAGCATAATGGTAGATTCGAGAGCGAAAGGACAGCGAGGAGAGTATCTTGTAAGAGATATGCTTCGTGATGCCTCTGGCCTACAGTTTGAGAGAGTCCCCAGTTCGGGGGCTCTCGCTTACTTGAAAGGCGATTTATATATACCAGACGCTAATAATGCGTTTTGTATAGAAGTAAAAAATTATGAGAAGTCTCCATTAAGCGATAAGGTGTTTACAAATAAAACTAACTACCTTTTGCTTTGGTGGGAGAAGATAGTAAAACAAGCGGAACTTAAACTACAACAACCATTGTTATTTTTTAAGTACTCACGCTCAAAAGTATTTGTAGTGACGGCGATAAAACCTGAAAATACAAAATACATGCACATCTCCTGGCTAGATTGCTATGTATGTCTAGCCGAAGAATGGCTAGAAAATGAAAAGATGGAGTGGACTCGTGGCCAGTTTTAAAGAA